GATGAAAATACTGAAAGGTGTATTGTTGTTAACCTGGGGAAAGCGAGGGATGAAGGGGAATGAAACATACACCGGGGCCAAGGAGGGCAGTAATAATGAATAACTACGATCAAGCTTACGGAGAAATCAAATGGATTATGGAGAACATAGAAGGGAGGGAAGGGTAGATGAAGCGATATGAACCGTTTGTGCCGGGTTATACTTGTAATGCAATTTTTGAAGAAGATGAAAATGGTACATGGGTGAGGTATGAAGATGTTGAAACGCTTAAAGAAGAAAACGCCCGGATGAAAGAGAAGCTTAATGTGCCTATTCTTGAAAGAACAGATCATCCTTACACGTTAAGATACAGCGATGACTTCGACAACCTAAAAGTTGTTACTCCCATTATATCGCTTAAGATGTTTTACAACGACCGCTACAGAAGACTGTCTATTGACCCTGTGTTTGTTGAAGACAACGAAGAAAAAGCCGGACAAGTAATTATGAATGCCTTGAAAAGATTATTGCAAGAGGTGGAGGGAGGGAAGGGTAGATGAATAAACAAAGAGAGGCTGTAAAAAAGCAGATAGAGTATATCAGGGATGACCTCAATAATAAAGGTTATTCTACTTGGGGTAGAGCGGTAGAACTGATTCTGCGGGTAAGTGAATTGGCCGTTGAAGAGTCCGAAGCTCCTTACATTAATTGGGAGTTTATTTATCTAGAAGAGCTTATTGCTAAGTTGCCGGATAACAGACGTCGGGTATCCATGACTCAGGCGGATGAGATAATAGCTCGTCTATTTCAGGTCAGAGACGAAAGAAGAGGGAGGGGTGATGCCGTGTTTGAAGAAAAACATAGACAACAAAAAGATCCTGAGTGGCCCAAACCTCATACAGTACCAGACCCACCGGGAACATCAGATGGAGAGTTTCTCCGCAAGGTCTTGGACAACTCGGACCAGATCGCCCATCATGTGAGAAAAGAATTAGAGAAGGAACAGAATGAGTTAGGGCTGATCTCAGTATCCACAGCTAGGATTGAGGTAGCTATTAGAGACTGGGCAGTAAGGGAGGCATGGTAAGGTGGGAAGGTCTCAAATCACTGTAGAAGAAGCTGAGAGAAGGAAGAGAATTTTTTCGGAGTCCTCCAGTCTCACGGAAGCCGCCCAGAAAATGGGGGTGACACAGACTGCAGCGAAACAGTGGTATGCTAGGAGAGGTTTTCCTAGCATGAAGAAAAAACACTTAATTAATGATCTTAATATTAATAATACCTTATTAAAGGACTTTGAACTGCTTTTATTGGAGTGTGAGAAGAAGGGGTACATAGAAAACGATGGGGATATCTTAAGACTAATCACAGGGATCCATAAACTAAATCGGTTGAAATTGGGGGGTGATTAAGATGGAAGCTCTTATATATACGATGGCGGGGACTATCGCGGTGGTAACATTATTTGGTATTAGTTATCTATTAATATTTGGTCGGTGGGAGGAGAAAGAAAATGCGAAGACAACAAAGCTTAGTGATTTTTACCCCGAACAGGATGAGGATAGTGATTGATGAAGACTCTGATCCGAGAAACGTGCAGATGTTTAAAAATGTGAAGATGGAGGGGGATGAGGGGGATAATGAACAAAAACAGGATGAGCGGGTACCAGGAAGGGGCGAAAGAAAGGATTAAAATAGAAGAAGATAACTGGGATATATGGAGAAGAAACGTCCAAGCGTTCACAGAAGAGGACTTTCCTGCTGAGTATATAGGTGAGGAGGACGAGGACCAAAAACAATATAAGCATGACTTTATTAACACTCATGGTCAACAAACCCTATGTCCACAGTGTGAAGGTAGAGGAGTACGAGAGACAATAGAATATAGGCCTACGGTAATAATCTATCCGTGTTACAGTTGTGAGAGTAAGGGTTATAGGTGATGAATTTTTCTATTTACATCTTATAGTCAACGTGATATAATAAAATTACCAAATAAAAAGGAGGCATTTTATAATGGCTAAGAAAAGCAAAGAGGCTAAGGCCGAAACTAAAGGTGGTAAAATAACCATCGCACAACTCGCAGAAGAATACGGTATGAGGCCCCAGAAGCTCCGGGCTCTTATAAGGGAAGCTGGTTTTAAGGCTCCCGCTACTGGAGTTCAGGGGTTCGGACCTAAAGCGAAGTACGAATGGGATGAGGGTTCGGCAGAGCTTAACAAGGTCCGCAAGGCTATTGAAGCGACTCTCTCCGAGGAGTAAAAATTGGTTGATTCCTCCTTTCCCTAAGAAGCTCGGGTACTTGCCGCCCGGGCTTCTTCTTCTGAATTTTCTTTTTAAAACCCCAGGAAAAACCATTTACATTACTGAGAACCTATGGTATGATATTTATAAGGAAATACCCTTTTTTTCTGTAATAACGGAACAGTCCCCTGATATACTAACCGCCACCTCTGGTGGCTATTTTAATGCGAACAGGAGGTAGTACAATGCCTACACTGGCAAGGATTTTTAAGATGAAGGAGATGCGGGAGACCTCTAAGAAAGCCCCGCAACAGCAAGAAGTAACTAGCGTGACTGTTAGAGAAGATGTTGATGACTTAACCAAAGCTGAACTTGGAAAACTGTTGGATGATCAGAATATCGAGTATAGCCCACAACAACGGAGAGATGAGCTTATTGAGTTGCTCCTAGGGAGGTAGTCTGAATGGCTAAGAAGCAGACGAGAGCTGAACAGCAAGCAGCTAAAATACGTCGTCAGGACGCGTTTCTTGCTGCCTTCGCTGAAGCTGGAACTATTACTGCTGCGGCCAAGGCTGCTCGAATCAGACGGAGACAACATCACACCTGGCTGGAAAGAGACCCTGAGTATGTGGAGCGTTTCTGTGAGGCTCAAGAACTAGCTAACGAACGGCTAGAACATGAAGCTCGTAGAAGAGCTGTAGAAGGATGGAAGGAACCGGTATTCTACGAAGGGGAGAAGGTTGGCGACAAGCCTAAATATTCGGATAACTTATTAATGTTCCTGATGAAGGGTGCTCTTCCTGAGAAATATAAGGAGCGCTACGAACAAGTTGGGGAGCCTACTAAGAGTGTTAATTATAATGTTGACCTTACAAGTCTTTCAGATGAGGAGCTTCGAACTTTAGAACGGATGGTGGATAAACTTCATGGCCAATAAGAAAAATCTTACAAAATTAATGTCCCAACTTAAACCAGAGGCTCCCGGCCTTAGTCAAAAAATCAAGGCTGAACGTTGGCGAAGAAACTCGCAAGAGTTTATCGAAGAANCTGTCAAGATTGAGGACCGGGATGCTGTGGGGTTGGCTATCCCTTTCACTTTATGGCCGGCCCAGTCTAACGTAGTTAGTACTTTTCTCACTGAGAGACTTACTATCGTGCTTAAGGCTCGTCAGTTAGGTTTAACCTGGCTGGCATTAGCTTATGCAGTCTGGAACATGGTATTTAAGTCGGGGTTTTCCACGATCGTTCTTAGTAAGAGGGAGCTCGACTCGAAGGAACTAGTCCGGAGGGTTGAGTTTATTTTAAGGTATATGCCTGACTGGATGATAAGAGAGAGGAAGGACCGGCCTAGGGGTTGGAAGGGTTTGGTGTGGTCTTCAACGTCATTATCTGTGACTATAGAACACCCCGGACAAGAGGCAGCTTGGTTTCAGAGTCTCACAGCCTCCAAAGACTCTGGTCGTTCTTTTACAGCCAGTCTGGTGGTTCTTGATGAGTGGGCGTTCCAGCCCTTCGCAGAGGACATATACAGTGCTGCTTATCCTGCTATCAACCGTCCAGACGGAGGGCAGGTTATCGGGCTGAGTACTGGTCGAAGAGGAACTTTCTTCGAGAAGGTATGGAATGATGCTGTTAATAAGGATAATAGTTTTGTGCCGATATTCTTAAACTGGAGATCTGATCCCAGGAGAACCGAGGATTGGCACGATAAAACGAAGACGGATTTACCTAATACATACCGGGCGGAATACCCAGAAACCCCAGAAGATGCGTTTACAGTTGGTGAGGGGGCATTCTTCCCACAATGGGATCCGGATTGGCACATATTAGATAGTCCCGGATGGTACCCTCCTCCAGAGTGTCAGATACACGGAGCCTATGACCCTGGTTATGGGTCTAGGGCCTGTTTTAAGTGGTATGCGGTCTTTCCAGGAAAACCCACACAGGTAATAGGTTATAGAGAGTATTATCCTCACCATGTCTCCGACCCAGAACAAGTAAACGCTATTATTGATATGAGTAAGGACCCACGAGGTAACCAGGAACAACTTTTAAGTGTAAGAGCTGACCCTTCGGCCTGGAATAAACAGAGTGGTACAGGGCAGAGCACCGCGGAGGTATTCGCAGAACATGGTCTCACGTTGTTACGAGGAGACAATGACCTCAGTAACGGTTGGAGAAGACTACATCAGTGGTTGGCTATTAGATATGATCAGAATGGAGACCCTCTACCCCCACTATTAAGATTCACTAGGGGATGTGCTAATACGATCAGAACTTATCCTGCCTGTGAGCAGAATGTTACTAACCCGGACGACATTTCAAATAAATCAGAACACCACCCCCAAGATACGGACAGGTACTTCATTATGGGTCGCCCGGAGATGTCAGATGCTGACTTTATTGTGGCAGGCTCTTATCGAGGAAAATATCCTGAAAGAGAGAGCTTTGATGAAGAGGATTATAGAGATGAAATGGAAGATGCTGGAGAGTTCGACTCTCTAACTTTTTATTCATAGGAGGGATTTGGATGCCTTACCAGTCCGAGAAGCAGCGTAAATATTTTAACGCTAATAAGAAAAAACTAGAGAAGAAGGGCGTTAATGTGGATGAATGGAACAAGGCGTCTAAAGGTAAAAAGGTTCCCAAGAAGAAAAAATAAAGGAGGCATTTCTATGAGCATATTTCTAGCGATGCTCGCAGCTTTTGGTGTTGGGTATATTATAGGTTTTATTTCTAGAGAACTTCAAACTTTACTTTATTACACTGTAGTTTCGATGAAGGCTCGCCGAGAAACTGCTGCAAACCTCGCTTACGACAGAGCCGTGGAAGAAGCGGAACAGAAAGAGTCTGCTGGAGTTCCAGAGCCTGCGAATACTTATCAAGATGTACCCGAACAAGAAGACCGGGACGAAGAAGAGAAACGCAAAGGTGTAAAAACATTTTATAGTTAATAAGGAGGCTTTAAGTTATGGCAGTTCATGTCTGCCCGGAATGCGGCACTGAGCATTCCAGTAAGAAAAAGAAAAGGGCTTGTATGTTTGGTCATCTTGCTGATGAAGAGCAAGTAGAGACAAGTACAGAGCCTACTGAGGGTGAACTTTTAACTGAAGAAGTAGAACTTGAACCGGACGAAGAGCTTGAAGATGCTGTTAATGAAGAAGCTGAATCTCAGGAAGATGAAGAAGAGCCTGAAAGAGAATACTTCGTTAAACAGCCTGTTGTGATCCAAGCATACAAGACAGATAAAGAAAGAAAGATTGAGACTTTGGCGGGTACGATGATCGTTAATCCTGGGGATTGGGTAATCACGGGAGTAGCTGGGGAACAATATCCCTGTAAGCCTGAGATATTTGAAAAAACCTATACTCGATGTGACGGTGAGATTGTTCCTACAATTTTACCAAAGCATCTTATCCCGGAAGAGCTCCAGTATCTGGCAACTGGTCAACCGGTGTCAATAAGGGTTCAAGGAGTTCTAACCAAGAACTATGAAGTTGAAGTTAAGGAAGTCGAATTTATTAGGAGGTAATAATCATGCCGGATAATTTTGGTGGTAATACTAGGTTTAGATCTGCTACTAATATTAATCACTCCAGAGCTAGGGAGCCGGCATCTGGTATTCCACGGAGTCCCGGAAGGCCGGAAGGCCGGGGAGATACTATGCCTAGGAATAGGGGAGACAGCCCCCAGAAGACGGGTGTTCCTGGTTGGGCTAAGGCACTACTCCAAAATAAGCCCCCAGGCTGGGCTCAAAGAGGACCTCAACAAACAACCCAACCCACGGGTTTTATAGAGCCTCATGCGGGAAGATATGATCAACCTGCTCGTCCCAGTCCTCCTGGGTATCAACCCCCGGAGGGTCAAATGACTATTCAGCCCATACATTCCCCCCAAGATAGGATGCCTGTTCAGCCAACTCGTCCTTCTCAACAACAGCGTCCTGAACCTGCTTCAGCGGACATGTCTGCGGTTCCAGTATCCCCCCATGAAGGTTCAGCACAGTTAGCTCTTCGAAAGAGGTTAGCTATGCTGATGGGGAGGAGGCGTAGGTAATGGCCGAAACTAATTTATCTGCAGAGAAACAGGATCTGTCAAAATATTATGAGGAAGTACAAAAATGTAAAAGTTGGTTTGACATTGACAAGGACCATAAAAGCGAAATCACCAAAGAGTTTGAAGAGATGTATAAAATCTATAAGGGTGATCACTGGGATTTGACTGGACCTACTGGGGGTGTTCTCAGGACTTCAACCCAAAAGAAGGCCCGCCCAAATAGTGTGGAAAATATCAGCTTCGCTTTAATAGAGGGCCTGGTGGCGGAGTTTGCTGAAGAGGTAGAGTTGATAGACTACCCTCAAAATCCTGAAGATGAACATGGGTCTGCTAAAATGACAGACATTAAAAAGTTTCTTTTTTATAAGAATAAATTCAACGCCCAAAAGGCTAAGTGGTTGAGATATTTCTTTGGGTTTGGGACAGGAATATGGCACCAGTTCTGGGATCCCTCTTGGAAGGGTGGAAGAGGCCCTAATCGTTGGGAGGGGGATATTAGAATAGTTGCTTCTCACCCTAAATCTATTTTTCCTGATGCTAGGTGTTTTGAGAGTATTGAAGAAGGACGACGTATTCATAAAGCTTATTATCCCACACAGGAATATATTAAAGAGAAGTTTGGAGTAGAAGTTGATGAAGATATTGTGGATGAGAACCTTATAATCGGGGAAGAGCTTGGTAGTATATCCTTAGCTGAACAGGGAGAAAATAGAGCTTTACTAGTAGAAACCTGGTATAAGGGCGAACCTATGACAAGAGATCGGGGGGAGAAGAATGAAGGCGTTGGTCTTCATGTTATTTGGTGGGCTGGAGAAGAGGGTAAATATCTAGCTCATGATAATTATGTCTACTATGAGCCTGGAGAAGATCCAGTCTTTCCCTTTACATTTAAAGTGAGATATCCCCGCGAGAACAGCGTTTGGGGATTTGGAGAACTATATACATTAAAAAACCCTCAAATCACATTAAACAAAACTTCGGAGTTGATTATTGAAGGTCACATGCAGTCCGCTTTAGGCCAAACTCTTTTTATGGAGCAGGCTTTCACTCCTAGACAGCGGAAGTTCATTGAAGACTACGGAACGATGCCTGGGATTTGGATCCCGGCTAAAGATCCCAATGCTGTGGTTAAGCATTATGGGAAGGGGGTCCCAGAGTCATTGCCGCATGAGACTAGTCGTCTCCAAAATGTGATGGAGACTCTGGTGGGTAGGTTTGATATTTCTCAAGGACGAACTCCTGGAAGTGTTACTGCTTTTAGAGCCTTGGACTTACTTGCAGCTAGAGCTCAAGTTAGACTTAGGTCTGCAGAAGAGGCTATTATAGATGGTTATCAGGATATGGGTACTTATGTCAATCAGCTGATAACTCTTTGTTATACTGAGAAAAGAGCTTACCGGATTTTAGGAGAACATCGAAGAGAGGATGATCCAGAACAAGGTAAGGAACCTAAATATGGGACTTATGATCCTGATGAATTTAGGAAAATATATTTCTATGGTCCCCCTGCTACTGATTGGCATTGGGATGAATTTGAGGATTGGGGGGGTGTGAAAAGAGCTGAACTTGAAGGATATGATGAAGAGGAAGACTATGAAATATATTCTCCTCAATATGACTCTTTCTGTAAAGCTTCTACTACGATGCCATCTGACCGGATGTTCTACTTGGAGATTGCCAAGGAATTATTTTCTACTCAGATGATTGATGAGGAAACCTTCTGGTATGTGATGGATCGTGGTAAGTTTCCGCCTATGGAAGACATGAAGAAGAAGGCGCAAGAAAAAGAACAGCAAATGCAGCAGCAAATGGCTCAAGAACAACAAGCTATGCAAGAACAACAACAAATGGAGCAGATGGATGTAGAAGCAGAATCACAGGCCCAATCAGACGAAGCTCTGGAGGAGGCTGCAGCTGCACATCTAGAGGCAGTGTTTGGGGCTCATCCAGAAGCGGCGGAACAGTTTTTAGCTTTAAGCCCAGATGAACAGCTTAATGTAGTAAACATGGTAAGAGAGAAGATGCGACAAGGCCACGGCGGCCAAAGCCGGTAGTACGCTCCTAGAGCTGACCACAGGGAAAGTCCTGGGAATACAACATTACGCGCGACGGCGCTAAAACGGAGGTAAAGACATGAAGGATATCATGAAAAGCTTGGCAATTCGTTTTAAAGACGGTGGAGGAAAGCAAAAAACCCCTGAACTGCCAGACACCGAGGTGGATGATGTAGAAACTCCTGATGCTGAAGAAGATGAAACAGAAGAGGAGCTTTCTAAATTATTTGGGGATGACGAGGACGATGATGACGAAGAGGAAGAAGAAACAGATGAAGAAGAGCTTGAAGAACCAGATGAAGAAGAGCCCGAAGAAACAGACGAAGGAGAGGAAGAAGAAACAGAGCCTCGTTATAAAAAGGTTCCCACAGAAAAAGGCGATCAGAAGAAGAAAGAACAGAAAACCTTCACTGAAGATGAAGTTAACAGCATAGTTCAAGATAGACTTGCAAGAAAAGATCGTCAGTTCAGGGAACAATATGGCCAAGTTAGTAATAAGCTGTCTCAACTGGAACAGCTTACGGGTATGGATGCTGATGGTATTATCACCCATGTAAAACAGGCTCAGGTGAAGTCTAGAGCTGATGAGTGGGGGATATCGGAGGAAGAAGCTAACCGTATCCTTGAAAGTGAGCAAAAAGCCCAGGTCATGGAGAAAGAACTTGGTCAACAGAAACAGCAAAACGAACAAACTCAACGAATGGTCCAATATGATCGGGATAAGCAAAAAAGTCTTTCCAATCCGCTTGTGAAGAAATATGAAAAAGAAATAGACGAATTCTCTCAGAATGGTGCTGCTTTGAACTTTGAGCCTGCGATGAAGTATGTTCTTGGCCAGGCTATGTTAGAAGGTAAAGTAGACCTGGAAAAGGATATGGAGCAGAAGGTGCTGGCAGAACGGAAGCGGAAGAAGAAAGGTAAAACTAAACCAGAATCAGGTGGTTCGGGAGGTGGGGCCGAGTCATACGATACATTGTCTAAGCAAGAAAAACAATTAGCTAGAAACTTGGGCCTTTCCGTCAAAGAATATCAGGTCTCTAAGAAGAGACTAGATAAACAGAAAAAGGTTCGAGGAAATTAATTCTCAAACTATTGTGAGGTGACAAAGAATGAGTTATACTGCTGAAAGAACTACAGTGGGGTTCGAATTTAATTATAATAAGTTCGGGTTCTCTGGTAACCCCGTTCCTTATGAATTAAAACCGGACCAGGAGTTTAAGAAAGGTCAGCTAGTCTGTCTTCATCAGTTTGGACAGGCTGTTGCCCATAGTGGCAAACTAATGCCTTTCACAGACTCTGAGCAGATCGACGAGGATGTGCTTATAGGGGTAATGGCTGAGGGTATTAAGCAGGCCGACAATCCCAGTGATGAGGTTACCTATGGTCTGGTTTATGATAACCCTGGTAACATCTACCGTGTATCTTTCACTAACGAAGAAGAGATAGTAGGTGCTAGTGATGGTACTACTACTCGTCTTGATCTTGCCGCAGTAACTAATGCTAATAATATCCGTGGTACTCTTATGTTTATTTATGAGGGTCCGGGTGCAGGACACGTTAGAACGATTACTGAAGCTGATGATAGTGGTAATACTATTTCTTGGATTGGNGCNATTGACTCTAAAACAACAGACGAAACTAAAGCTCTATTGTTGTCAGCTGATGTAAACTCCGCTGGTATTAACGTAGGTTCTGTAGGAGCTAAAGTAGACTCTGATGGCATGAAGGTTGATGTTGGTCAGGCTCTTTCTGCTACTCAGAATCCTATTCGTGTAGTAAGAATTGATCCTAAACACCTGATGATGGACGTTATGCTTAACGGTACATTTTTAGGTCTGTAATCTAAATACATAATGATGTGAGGTGATATCGAATGATTATTTCAGATAACTGGGGAGAATTATTACTTCCAGGACTTAGAACAATCTTTGACAAGCACAAAAACAGTTTACCTGACTTTCTAGATACTTTCTATAACATGGAAACTTCGAAGAAAGCCCAGGAATTTTCACTCGGAGTAGGTAGTCTCGGGCTGATGGAACCTTGGGATGATTCTGGTCGCCAGGTTGCATACGAAGACGTACATAAAGGTTGGAAAATGACCTACACTCACAGGAAGTACTCAAAAGGTCTTAAGATCGAGCGAGAACTTCTTGATGATGATCTGTACGCCGAGATTAAAAAGAAAGTTAAGAACCTGTCGCAGTCTGTTTATTATACCCGACAATTCTACGGAGCAAGCATATTTAACAATGCGTTTGACTCCTTATATCCGGGTCCAGATGGTGCGGCACTTTGTTCCAGTAGCCACGAATTATCCCCTTCAAATTCAGAAACTTGGCAAAACGCCGACGATCTAGATTTGAATGCTGATAACGTGGAGAAGGTTCGTAATAGGATGAAGGAGTGGACAGACGACAAGGGTAACTTGTTGGCTACCAATCCTGATACCCTTATCGTTCCTCCGGTAAAACGGAAAGCTGCTCTTGTTATTGCTGATAGTGATAAAGAGCCGGACACCTCCGATAACAACGTAAACATCTGGCATGGTTCTGTGAAAGTGATTGAATATCCTTTCTTGAAGAACGGTAAAGCCTGGTTTATGGTTGATAGTCAGAGGATGAAGAACTTCTTGACCTGGTTTGATCGTAGAAAAGCAGAACTCGAATCAGAAAAGATGTTCGACACTGAAGTGGCTAAGTATAAAGTAGTTAACCGCTTTAGTTTTGGTTGGGACGACGCAACCTTTATCTATGGTTGCTTAGCTTCTAGCTAATAACAACTAAATGGGGCGGGGGCAGCTTGGGCAGCAGCCGTTCCTCCGGCAGCCCCCCTCCAAAATTTAAGGAGGAATAAAATATGCCTGGTTCACATAAAAAAGGACCTATTGTTTCAGAAAAAGGTTTCAGTGTTGGGAATAAATATTCTAACACTAATATAATCAATGAAGAAGGTAAACTCGTAGGAGCTCCAGTATGGGACTCTCTACTTTCAGCAGGTGTGGGTTACGGTGGAGACTATGCAGGGGATTCAGGAGTTAATGTAGACCTCGTAGATACTGTAAGCGGGGATCACGATCTTCTCATAGTAGTAACTGTAACTGAAGCTTTTGCTGATGATGGTAGTGATGATCAAGCAATATTTAAACTTGGTGATGGTACTGATGCTGAAGCTTTTATGGCTGGTACTGTACTTAATGATGCTCCTTTAGGGTATCAATTCGTATATACTGGTGAGCTTGGCGATGGTAAAAAATTAGTACTTGATCGAACTGTAGAACAAGGTGCGGGTTGTACTGGAGAAGCTAATATTATGGCATTTGTGAAAGCTCAGTAATGAGTAAAGACGGGGCCCTTCGGGGCCTCTCTTTCCATTTTTGGAGGTGTTGAGATGTGGTTTGAACCCTTTACTGAAAAATTACATGAAGATGCAGAGGCTACTGGAGACGGTAAGATCTTTCATCTTGGAGGTAAGTTTTCTACTTTATTAGTTCAAGTTCAGGGGATAGCAGGGACTGAGGAGATTCAGTTTCAGGGAAGTATAGATGGGGTAAATTATGTCCAGGTTCAAGGCCATAACATTAATAATGGTGTGGATGCTGATAGTACTGCTGCTGATGGTATTTTTTCTATACCTATAGCAGGTCTTAGATTTTTTAAAGCTCCAATTGAAACTAGAGATAGTGGTGTGATAAGCGTTACTGCAGTAGCGGTAGCAGGATAGGGGGGTAAGAGATGTCTGTTCAAAAAGTTTATGAGAGGATTATGAAAGTTTTAAGTAATGAAGAACCCTCTTCTGTTTCTGAGGATTATGTGCTTTCTCTTATAAACGAAGCGCAAAAGAAACTAGCTTTTTATTCTAATAGAACACAGACAGAAGAAATACTTTTACTTCCTGGAGACTTGGAGGCAGATCTTCCTAGAGACATTTTATCTTTAAACGCAGTTTATTGGAAACATAACCAGGATATAAAGGAGCTTCGATTAGGCGCGGGTAATCCTCCTTTAGACGCAGATTTTCAAGAAGAGATTGATGATAAAGGAGAAGGGACTCCTAAGTTCTATTACACAAAATTTGGAAAGATTTTAATACAGCCTTCACCAACTGTAGAATCTCAGTTATACCTTGTTTATGCGGAAGAACCTCCAGAGATAACTGAGATAGAAGGTACTAGTCTTTTTTATGGTTCTTCCGAGAATTTTATTTTTAATCAAGCTATTTTTCAATTCCTGTTAGATAATGGAGAAGAATATCGAGCTAATCAGTGGAAACCCCGAAGAGATGAAAGTTTAATGGAATGGATTGATAATTCACAGAACCAGATGTATTCCCAACCCATTATGATGAAAATGAGGTGGTAGAATGAATGTGCAAGAAATGATTTTTCAGGCTCAGACTAGAACAGAAGAAATTTATTCCGCCGAAGAATGGGTTGGATTTTTGAATGCTGCTTTAGATGATCTTACTCCCGTAGCTAAGATGCTTCATAAAGTTACTATAGAAGACCAAGAACCAGATGAAGATGGTAATATTATTATAGTTATATCTGACCATGATATATTAAAAGATGCACACGAGATAATAACGGTATATTATAAATCTACGGACCCCGTAAGAAAAGATAAAAAACAGAAAAGAATATCCATAGGGGATGAATATTCTCCTGGTTGGAAACAGACTATGAATGAACTGCGAATACAGGGTGTCAAGGATTCTAATATGGGTAACATAATAATATATTTATATAAAAAATTACCTCATATAGATTATACAGAAACAGACGGACAGATGTCTTCAACTACAGGAGAAGCTGTTCCAGAACTTTTAGAACAATATCACCAATTAATTGTGATGTATATGTGTTCTATGAGTCAACAAAAGGAAGAAGAACTAGAAGATAAACAAGACTTTTTTGGTGAATATATGTTGGGTAAAAGACAAATGGCTATGGAAAGAATATGGGAGATGGAGCCCCATAATAGAAAATATATTAAAGATACTAGAGTTTTTGCTGCTATTGGACAATCCCCTAGTTAGGAGGTGTAAAGATGTCCGAAGTAACCGAAGGTCATAGAAGATATAGACACTGGAGAATTACCGATTTTACAGCCGGTTATATAGATGGTATCGAAGAAAATTTGATGCCTCCTAATGCGTCTAAGAACTGTAACGGAGTCATATCACGTTATGTCGGTTCTCTAGAGTCAAGAAGAGGCCAAATAGTTCTTAATGAGACTGATCTTCCTGGACATATACAAGGTCTTTATACCTATTATTATAAAGAAGGGGGAGACATTCACCGAAAACTGATGGTGGCCCAAAACGGAAGACTAGGTTATTGGGATTTTGATAATGAAGCTTTTGAACAAATATCCTCTGGACATGATGCTGAAGCCCCTGTTATATTTGAAACTACTATTAATTATTTAGTTATAATGAATGGAGTTAACACTCCTCGTAAGTGGGATGGAGAAACTTTATCTACTTTAGACGGAGCTCCTAGTAAAGGAAGATTCCCCGTTTTACATAAGCAAAAACTATTTTGTGTGGATGCTGATGAACCCTCTACAGTAAGATGGAGTGATACTTTCCAGCCAGAAGAATGGCCCGGCGTATTTGTGATTAATGTTAATAAGGGTGATGGAGATCAAATAACCTGTCTTCGAAAATTTATTGGGGAGCTTATTATTTTTAAAAGAAGATCAACTCACACCTTAAAAGGAACTTCTTTAGACGATATGCAGTTACAAGAGCTTGATAATAAAATAGGAGCGGTAGGACCTAGAGCGGTAACTCAGTATAAAAACCATTTATTTTTTGTTTCAGATAAAGGTTTATATCGTTTTAATGGGATTAAATTTGATAACTTAACAAATTTTTTAATCCCCAAACTTTGGGATAGAGTTAATAAGGAACATCTTCATAAAGCTGCTACTTGGGTGTGGGACGAACTTATTTGGTTTTCCTTACCTGTAGACGGTTCTACTGAAAATAACCTGGTTTTAATCTATGATCTTACTCAAGGAGAAGCTGGTTCTTGGTGGCCTTGGAGTGGTATGAATATTGCGTGTTTCGCTTCCTATGAAGAAGACCATATCGTTTCGCTTTATACTGGACATCCTACTCAGGGAAAGATAGTTAAACAATATCAAGGTAAAGTAGACGTGGGTTTTGCGGCTGAGCCTTTAGCTGTTAATGCTTATTGGGAAAGCAAAAATTTTGATTTTAATTCTGCTAGTGCAGAGAAAAAGACTAAACGAGCTTTTGTAGAAACTTTTCCTCAAGAAGATACAGATAATCCCTTATTAAAAATGTCTCAAGACTATCAGGATTATGAGGATTTAATTTTAGAAAGATATGATGATATGATTCAACAATATCGATTTATTAATAGGGACAGATGGAGATATTTATCAGCAAGGTTTGAGGAGATAGAGCCTGGCGGTTTTATGGTTAGAGGATTACTAATACCCTTCAAACCCAAACCTAAGCCTAAGGTCAGAGGAGGTTTCATGACCGTGGAGGGTGGTTTTGAATGATAACACATGAGCCTTTACAACTTCCTTTTAAGATTAAAGAGTTTAACGAAGATATGGTTGTGGCTTTAGACAGGAATTTTGCCGCAATTGAACAAGCGTTATCAAGAGTCCAAATCTACCATAACATGCCGGAGTTTCAGAAAATTTTAGAAGGGTCTGAATCCGCTAAAAGTTATTTACATGAATATGGAGACGTAAAAATATTCAGACAACAGAATGCTCCTGTTATAGGTATGGGTCCAGACGAAGCTGCGGAAAATGATTTTTGGATTGCTTTTGAAGAAGGTAATCCTATTTGGAGACAAGTTAAGCAGGGTCAATGGGAACATGTAAACTTGAGACCTCAACAAGGCGACCCTGTTGAAATGATGTCTGTGGTAGGTATAGATGCTGGTATTATCACAGCAGGATATATCCGAGCAGATAGGATAGAAGCTGGAACTATCACAGGAGAGAAAATAAATTCAGCTACTACTATTATTGCTGGTGAAGGTAATGAAATAGGAGCCTTAGATGGAACAGGAAACTATAGAATATATGCTGGACATGCTCAAGCTTCAGTCGCCCCTTTTAGTGTCTATAAAGATGGTTCTATATACTCAAGTTCCGGTCTAATTGGGGGTTGGGTAATAGACGGAGAAACTGGGTTAAAGTTGGGAGCGGGTAGTGATACTCGAGGAATTTCTACCGGAGACTTTGCTTTTTATGCAGGAAATGCTTCTCCCTCTCATGCTCCATTTAGTGTTACTAAAACGGGTTATTTAAGAGCTGAACATGGAGTTTTAAGAGGACTTACTTTAGCAGAGTCTGGTTCTTCAGGATTATACCTCAGTAATAGTCGGTTGGGGTATTATGACGGAGGCACCTGGAGAACTTTCATGGATAACAATGGTAGTTTTTATTTAGGAGGAACTAACGGGTCTCTTACTTGGAATGGGTCTACTCTTCATATAGAAGGTAATGGATCTTTTACTGGACATATTACAGCCAACTCTGGACATATTGGAGGAGTTGGAGGATGGATTATCCAATCTGGAAGAATCTATTCTCAAGACTTAGAACTTAAAGTAGGAGTAGGAACTAATGGTTATATAAGAAATACTAGTAATAGGTGGATTCTTTATAACGATGGAAGCGGTATTTTAGCTAATGGGAACCTTTCCTGGAGCTCTGGAGGAACTTTGACTCTTTCCGGGGGACTTTTAGGAGGAGTAAATAGGGTTACTATAGATTCTTCCGGTTTAAATGTAGGATCATCTGGAAGTATTCGAGGGGGCGCTAGTAGCGTATCCGTAGGAAATGGTTTCTGGATGGGTTATGCAGGAGGAACTTATCAATTTAGAATTGGTACTTCTTCTGGAGCAAACTGTATTCATTGGGACGGAAATATTCTTCATATTCGAGGGTACCTTAACGCTGATGATATTGTGGCAGGAACTATTGTTGCTGATGAAGTTGATTCTAATTGGGTTTATGCGGGTAATATTCATGCAGACCAGATTACAGCGGGGTCAATACATGCAGATAGAATTGCTACAAATAGTATTAATGTTACTAAACTAGATGGTACAGTAATTTCTGGGGGAAATATTAGAGCAGAACTTCTAACCGCTAGTAATATACAGACAGGAGTACTTAACGGAGATTTAGTACATGTAGCTAATGTACATGCAGGGGATATAACTACTGGTACTTTAAGCGCTAATAGAATAGGTGCTGCAACTATTGATGCAACTAAAATTAATGTAGGCGACCTTACTGCTATAACTGGTAACTTTTCTTGGTTAAGAGCTGGTTCTGGTGGTAGTTATATGGATATAGACTCTAGTGGTTTAGCGGGAGTATCAGGAGGAACTGAATATCTTTATGTTCATAGAATGGGTATAGACTTTAGAGGAGGAACTAGTGTTTGGGGTACTAGTAATAACTTCTTAATAGAAAACTCTCATAACATTACATTAGGAGCAGGAAGTGCTAGTTTTGCTGTTTCTTCTGCCGGATGGTGTCAAGTAAGTGGAGACTTAACTGTTAGTGGAAGTTTATCTAAAGGTAGTGGAGATTTTACAATTACTCACCCTTTAAAAGAAGATTATGATCTTAGGCACGGTTTCATCGAAGGTCCTCGGTATGACCTAGTTTATAGAGGTAAAACTAAATTAGTTAAAGGTAAAGCTAAAGTAAATGTTGACCAAGCAAGTAATATGTCCGAAGGAACATTTGCAGCTTTAACTCAAAACGCAGAAGTAGTAAACCTCGAAAATAGAACTAGTTTTGCTCGTCTTAAAGCAAGTGAATTAATAGAAGGAGAGTTTATCATTGAATGTGAAGAACATAACGATGACATAGTAGTATGGTTAGTTTTAGCTGAAAGAAAAGATGAACATATATTAAACTTAGATCACACGGATAAGTATGGAAGACTAATTCCAGAAATTAAGAAAGATAATACGATAGAATACTTTTTACAAGAATTTAACGAAGAGAAATTAAAGCATAAAAGGAGGGTTGAAAATGATAGACCAGAAAGGAGTAACAAACGAACTCCCCTTAACTGAGGGACAAGAACAAGTCCATATAGATGGGAATAAAGTTATTAATAGTTTAACTCAACAAATATCACAACAAAACCTTCAAATAACAATGTTATCAATTAGAAATCAAGAGTTAATGGATGAAATTGCATTACTTAAAAAGAACGGAGGTGACAAGTAATGCCTAGACGTACTTGGAACATAGATAGAGAAGACCAATATAATACTCATAATCCTAGGTCTAATTGGCAAACTGAATTAAGAGAAAGAGCTATGGATCATGAAAGTCCTCTATTAAATCCACCAACAGAAGGGGATTGGGCTGCAGGTCCTGCTCCTATGGGAGAACAAACTCCTTGGCCTTTTGAAGTTACCGAACAACATCCTCATCCTTCAGATTTGGATCAAACTCAATTATACAGATCATGGACAGATTGGGAAGCTGCTAGAAACGTTCCTATTCAAGATAAAGTAACTAGTCCTACTCATCACCCTACAGCTAGGGAATCAGCTTCTTCGACTCCTCCGTCGCAAGACTACTATGGGGCAGAGGGGGGAAGTTTTGGTTATCAGGCTCCTGCACAACAAATGCCTCCAAGACCTGAGCTACCAGCAGCTCCTCCAGCGGGCCCTACGGCGGACCAGTTAAATTTACCTCAGGTTCCAGATTTTTATTCTGGGATATCAACACAAATAGATGATCCTTACGCCGATATGTACCCGGGGTCAGGAGAAGCGGATAGACTAAGAGCGGCAGCTCAAAGAGTATCAGACGCGGTTGTGGGTAAAACTACTTTGTCACAACAAGAGTTGTCGGATTTTGGTATTACAGGGACTCCTGATGTAAGGGATGTGGTAAGATTAACTCAAGCTGCTGAATCAACTCCCCAAGATAGACTAGTGGGGGACCATTATTGGGGAGATGTTCAAGACGTAGTAGACCGAGAAGTAGCACAACGAACAGACCATTATGCAGGACTTAGTTCTAATGTTCCTGATTATTATGGGGGAATTAGTCCCCATATCCCTGATTATTATTCTGGGATAGATCTTAATATTCCTGACAGGTATTCTGACTTAGATGGAACTTTAACTGATAGATATGAAGGAATGGATTTTGAAATTCCCGATTATTATGAAGATATAACTCCTGTGGGTTATGAGCATTACTTAGGTCTTGATCCCACCCAACCAGATTATTATTCTAAGTTAGAAGATCTTATTGAAGATATAGGGTTTGATTACGACCCCTTAACCCCCGAACAAAAAAGAGAATTAGCAGAAGAATATGCAGCTATTGAAGTAGACCCTCAAATTTCTGCTATTAATAGAGCTATTGAACAATCTAAACTAGATGCTGATTCACATGAAGCTAGAATAAGAGCAGCTGCTAGTCCTTTTGAAGAAGCTTTAGCTAGACGAGAAGAAGCTAAATCTAGAAAAGATCTAGAAAATGCTATTGCTAGAGGTATGGGCGAAACTGGTGCAGTAGAATGGTTATCCGCAGAAAGACAAGGGTATCATCTAGAGAAATTAGCTAACCATGAAGAAAGAGTTAATGTAGAATTAACGGCTATTGCAAACCAGTTAGGTCTTACAAAACGTCAGATGGAAGAACGTAAGATTGAACTCGAAGCATTAAGAGGACAACTTACAAACCAAGAACTTCAACGTCTCCGAGAACAAGAATGGGAAAGACAAGTTAAAGGTAATAACTGGATGTTTGAAGCATCCTTGGCTGTAGCAGATAGATTAGCTCAAACAGAAAGATGGGAATATGAACAAGCTGCTCATGTAGCTGATAGGCTTACTCAAATAGACCAGTTTAACTCACAACAAGAGATGAGCATTGCCGACCGGAAAACTGCTCTTGATCAGTGGATGAAGGAGATGGATATCACTAAGGCGGATAGACAAACCGCGTTAGAGCAGTGGGAGAAAGAAAGAGAGTTACAAATTGCTGATAGACTTACCTCTCTTGACCAATGGATGAAAGAGATGGAGATAGGAATTGCGGATAGAAAAACTGCAGTAGAAAAATTCACTAAACAAATGGAATTAAGCATTGCGGATAGTCGAACTGCCTTAGCACAGTGGCAGAACCAGTTTGATTTAGAGTTAGCTCATGGAAGAGCTAGACAGGATGAATCTTTTAGAAACTGGGAAACTAATACGAGGATGGCTCTTGGGGATAGAAGATATGAAGCAAATTTACAAGATTTTCATGCTAACTTACAGCTTAGAGATAGAACTTATCAACAAGCTGCAGATGAATTTGCTAGAGAATTACAAATAGCTGATAGACTTACCCAAAGAGACATAGACGAGATGGCAAGAGCCTTAGATGTTTATGATAGAACTCAACTCAATACTGGACAGCAGTACCAGCTTTGGTTAACTATGGCTGAAATTGCTGGAGTCTTTCCTGATAGACTTCCAGGAACTTAATTTTTAAGGAGGAATTATTAAAATGCCTATGAATCCTAAGGACGATATGGCAATTCAACAAGCACTTAGTCAACTGGGAGCACAAGGTCCGGGACCGGCAGCACCGCCTCCGGGCGGAGGGATGCCTCCGGCTGGTGGAGGAATGCCCCCTGCAGAAGGAGCTATGCCCCCAGGACCTCAACAAGCACCAGGAGAATTGATTATATGTCCCAACTGTGGACATGAGTTTCCTTATTAAGGAGGAACTGACATGGCAAATTGGAGAGAAAGGCAAGCCGCGGAAGAAGAACTTAGTCGGTTAGCGGGTGCTACAAGTCAAGCAGTCCCCATTACCAACGAAGCTCAAGCTGCTGCTGAACAACGCGCTCATCCTTCACAAGCTGTGGAAGGAACTCAAACTTCTCCTGGTTGGGCTAATTATTTAACCGGTATTCAACAAGTACAAAGATCTAGACCTGACCAACAAGCAGGAGGTTTACCCGTAGCAGGAGGAACTCCCACTTTAGCTAGACAACAATTTGAGGAGAGCGTAAGACAATTCAACGAGCAGATGGCTTATAAACGAGCGGTAGCAGCTGCTAATGCTGCTGCAAGTGCCAGAGCTGCTAGAACGTCTAGTCCACAAGATGTAGATATTGATGAGCAGTCTATGTTATGGCAACATCTACGAGGTGTGGTAGATAGAGCGGTTTCGGAGGGTCAAGACTGGAGTGATATTAGAGGATATCTTACTAGTGAATATGGAAACATTTCTGGTATTATGCCTTTTGAAGAAGCAGAACAAGCTGCCTTTAATTATTATGACCAGATGAAACATCCACAACAACAACCTTGGCATGAACCTGCTCCTAAACCAGCATCACAATATGCCTGGTATGATCCTAAGGGGTGGTCTGGCGGAGGAGTGGGACCGTGGAGAGATGAACCTGCTGAACCAATACAACCAGACCCAGTAGAAGATATTGACAGGTTACGTAGAGCGTTTTATGGAGATCGTTATGACGATTGGTAGGAGGTGTATTTAATGCCCTTTAGAGGAGATGTATGGATAAGTCCTCAAGAAGAAGAAGAGGAAAAAGCGCTGCAATTAGCTAGGCAACAAAAGCAGCAACAATTTATGTCTGACTGGGAAAACCGGTTTGAAAATTATACCCAGCATAGGGTTACGCCTCCTGAACCTACGGAAGATTCTTTAATACCTACCGGAGCGGGGGATGTCCCCACACCTGGTAGGGATTTCTTTAGAGAACACGGGTTTAGTAAACCAATAGACCAAGTTGTGCCTATTCAAACGGAACTAGTAGATTATGTAAGCCCGGTTACTATAGCTAAGGACTATATAGAAAAACAGGCTATGCCACGAGAAGTAGCTGAAAGAAAAGTGTGGGATAGACCTGCTGGTATTGATACTAGAACAGGAGTTGATCCTAGAGGAGAACTTTGGGCTGAAGAGTGGGGTAGAGAAGTAGGAGATAGATTTGGTTCTGCAGCTGGACAAACTGCTGCTATGGGGGGACATGCAGCTTTTGCTATAGCTAATGTGTGGAATACTTTTCTTCAAGAACCAGCAATAGCTGCAGCTGAGGGTGTTAACAGGCTTGGTAGAGGTATGATAAGAACAGCTGAAACTATAGCAGGTTGGGATGAAAATAGTATTCCTGAACCTTTAAGAGCTACAGATGAATTTTTTAAAAGAAACATAGAAACACTTCAAGACCCCACTTATGGAATAGCTAGAGAACAGGTAGCAGGACATTGGGAAGAATTACATAAAAGGTCTAGATACATAGACCAAAAACTGGGTAAAACTCTCGGGATGGATTTTCCTGGAACTGCTATTGCTATGGAATCAGCCCACATAGCTTCAGAGGTAGGGGGACTCTTATTTCAGATGTCTTTATTAGGCGGAGCTGGAGCACAAGCTCAACTTAATAAATACGCAACAACTGCAGGACAATTAGCTCCAGGAATTAGTAGAGCTGCTACTGTGGGACAGACCCAACGTGGGTATGGTTTGATTAATAGAATGCATAGTACTTTAAAAGAGGGCATCACAGCTACTATGCAAATGCCAGATGCTCAAAGAGCTCAGATATTCCAAAGAATGAGTAGACTTGGGGCACATGGTATGGTTGCAAGTCCTGGAGATTTGAATGATAGACTTGAATCCACTGCCTATAGATTAGCTTATAATATGACTCCCTATATAGCTAATGCTACTGGTCTAACGGGATTGACTGTGGCTGGAATGGACGTTGCACTTAATAGTATTTTAACAAGTCCTATGTATAAACAAGCTTGGGATGAGGCTGGAGGACCTACTGCAGATTTTTGGTCTTTTGCTATTCCCCAGTTAGTTATGGACTTTTATATGGCTCGAGGAACTCGTGGACTAGCCGAAATGGGTAAGTGGGAAGCAAGACAAGATAGAATTAGAGCCGTAGCTGAAGACCGAGGGATATCACACGAAAAAGCAGAATCACATGTAAATTTCATGGAAAGAGCCTTAGAAAAAGCAGAAACAGAACAGGGAAGAACTTATGCTCAAGATGAAACAGGCAGATATGTAGAAACTACAGCAAGGTTAGACCCTATTAATTATAAGGATTATACCGA